GAGCTGAACCAGCAGCGCCTTGAGGGCATTGCCGAGTCCAGTAACGAAGTTGACGTGAACCAGCAACTGATCAGCACCACGCCCTACCTGCGTACAGTCAACAACCCGGTGCTGGACGCCCTGCGTGTGCGTCTAAGCTGGCCACAGCTCCAGTCCCAGGACCAGAGCGGCAACATCAACGGCGTGCGCATTGATTACGCCATTGACCTGGCCACCGACGGCGGGCCTTTCGTGCAGGTGCTCGCGGACTTCGTTGATCGCAAGAACGTGACCAAGTACGAGCGCAGTCACCGGCTCAACTTGCCCGCGGGCAGTCGCTGGACCATGCGCGTGCGCCGGATCACGCCGGAGGCCAACAGCTCGCTGATTCAAGACAGCATGTTTATCGAGGCGGTGGCCGAGGTCGTAGACAGCGATCAGGAGTATCCGCTCACCGCCGTGGGCTGCGTTGAATATGACGCCCAGCAGTTCGGCGGCGATATCGCCAAGATTGCCGTGCTGATGCGCGGGCGCATCGTGCGCGTGCCGGCCAACTACGACCCGGAGACGCGGACCTATGCCACGTCTGGCGCAGGCACCAGCAACGGCATTTGGGACGGTACGTTCAAAGAGGCTTACACCAACAACCCGGCCTGGGTGTGCTACGACATAGCGCTGAACCCGTATTACGGCCTCGGGCACCGGATCGACGCCACGATGGTGGACCGCTGGAACCTGTACCGCATCGCGCAGTATTGCGACCAAATGGTGCCGAACGGCATGGGCGGTGTGCACCCACGCTTGACCTGCAACATCTACCTGCAGAAGCAGGCGGATGCCTACGCCGTGTTGCAGGACCTTTCGGCCATTTTCCACGGCATGAGCACCTGGGACGGAAGCCAGATCACGTTCACCGCTGATATGCCTGGCGACCCGGTCTACACCTACAACCCTTCGCAGATCTTGAACAACGGTGAGATCCAGTATTCGGGCACCCGGGCGCGCGACCGCCACAACTTGGCAATGGTGACCTGGGACAACCCGGACCAGAGTTTTTCGACGGACAAAGAGCCGGTATTCGATGAAGTGGCGCTGGCCGAAAGCGGGTCAGTGAATGAACTGTCCGTAGAGGCCTATGGCTGCACATCGCTCGCCCAGGCGCAGCGAGCGGGCCAGTACGCGCTGATCACCGAGCAGACTCAGACGAGGGGCGGGACCTTTCGTGTTGGCCTTGACGGCGGCATTCCGAAGACAGGGCAGATCATTGCCGTGGCTGATCCAATGCTGGCCGGTCGCGCGAACGGCGGGCGTATCAGCGCGGTGGCGGGGCGCGTGATCACCGTTGACCGTGACATTGATCTTCCGACCGGTGCCAAGCTGCGGGTGAACCTGCCCAGCGGCAAGACCGAGGCGCGGGTTATCACCTCGCTCACCGGTCGGCGGGTAACTGTCGCCGCCAGCTTCAGCGAGGTGCCAGAAGCCGAATGCGGCTGGATACTCGAATACGACGACCTGAAAACCATGCAGTTTCTGGTGCGCAACATCACGCGCCCAGAATGGCACCAGTACCAGCTCGAGTGCATTCAGCACGAGCCGAGCAAGTTTGACGCCATCGACTTCGGCGCTGTGGTGGATATCCGCCCAATCAGCGGCATTCCAGTGGGCGTGCAGGCTGCGCCGGGCGCTGTGTTCGTGACTCAGCACGTTGTGATCGAGCAGGGTATTGCCGTCACCAACATGACCATCAGCTGGGACGCTGCGCCGGGCGCGGTTGCGTATGACGTGGAATGGCGCTGGGGCTCGCGCGAGTGGGTAAAGGTGCCGCGCACTGGCGAGCAGTCGGTGGATGTGCCGGGTATCTATTCCGGTCAGTACATGGCAAGGGTGCGCGCTGTCAGCGCTTTGAATGTGTCGTCGCTGCCTGCTACGTCGCTGTTGACGAACTTGCAGGGCAAGACCAGCTTGCCGCCCGCCGTAACTTCACTGACCGCCACGTCGCTGATATTCGGCATCGCGCTCAAGTGGACCTTTCCGACAGGCGCAGAGGACACGCAGCGCACGGAAATCTGGTACGGGCCGACTACCGACTTGGCTAAGGCCTCAAAACTCAGTGATCTGGCCTACCCGCAGTCGGAGCATGTCATGCAGGGGCTGCTGGCGGGTGTGACGTTCTTCTTCTGGGCGCGGCTTGTGGATCGGACCGGCAACGTGGGGCCGTGGTATCCGACCGGCGTGGGCGTCATGGGGCAGACCAGCAGTGATGCTGGAGCGATCCTTGAAATGATTGCCGACCAGATTTCGGAAACGGAGCTGGCCAAGGACTTACTGGACCGGATCGACCTCATCGATGGCGACGGACCTGGCTCAGTCAATGAGCGCATGGAAGAGCTGAAGGCTGAGATCGGGGAAATCACCGACGCTCTGGTCTACGTGCCGACCGATGCCTACGTGCGCGACAACACCGTGCGCGTGGGAGACAACCTTTGGACGGCCATTGCGGCGGTGCCAGCGAAGGCCGATGGGTCCAACGGTCCGCCGAACCCGGCGTACTGGGTGAACAGCGGTCAGTCGATCCGCACGGCCAACGCTTTGGCGGCTCAGGTTACGAAGAACACCGCAGACATCACCACGGTAGACGGAAAGACATCCGCTACGGCAGCCCAGCTTCAGGCGGTGCAGGCTCAGTACCGCGCTGACAGCGGCGAGGGTGATCTGCTCGACGCAATTCGTGGCTGGGATAGCGCGGCCAGCGCAGCCCAGGAAGTGAAGGTCAGAGCCGAAGAGGACTTCGCTCAGGCGCAGCGCACGACGACGCTTCAGGCGCGGGTCGGCACCAACGAAGCACGGATCGCGACAGTCGAAACGACGACCGCCACGGATCGAGAGGCGACGGCTCAGCAGCTATCGACGCTCACGGCATCTGTCGGCACGAACCAGGCGGCCATTCAGTCCGAGGCTACTGCCAGGGCGAACGCAGACGGCGCGCTGTCCACAAAGCTGGACCAAGTGCAGGCTACGGCCAACGGCGCGAGCGCAGCCGTTCAGACGGTCAGCTCGGCCCAGGCGACCACGGACGGCAAGCTCACAGCGATGTACACCGTCAAATTGCAGGTCAACTCCAACGGCCAGTACGTCATGGCGGGGATAGGCGCAGGGATTGAGAACGTTGGCGGGGTGCTGCAAAGCCAGATCCTTATGTCTGCCGACCGGTTCGCGCTTGTAAACACGCTGGCGGGCGGAGCGATATCGACTCCGTTCGTTGCCCAGAACGGGCAGTTGTTCCTTGGCCCTACGTTCATTCAAGACGGCACGATTACCAACGCCAAGATAGGTAGCTTCATCAGCTCCACCGACTACGTGGCCGGGCAGCGTGGATGGATCTTGCGCAAGGATGGGACGCTTGAGATCAACGGATCAGGCGCTGCAGGCGGCAGGCTGGTTGTCACCAACAGATCGGTACGCGTGTACGACGCCAACAACGTCAAGCGCGTTCAGTTGGGAGACCTCAGTGAATGAGCAACGGGATGAGGGTATGGGGCGCAGATGCTGCGCTTCAGCTGGACGAAAATTCGTTCACGATCCGGGTTGTGCTGTCGACGCTCGTGACCTTCTCCGGCACTACAAAGACCAGCCAGGACTTTGCTGTGCCGGGTGTCGGGCCGGGTAACGGTGTGGCAATAGTGATTCCGGCTGGCGCCTACGACGGTAATCAGAGGCAGCACGAAACGGAGCTCGTTGACGGTATTGCGAGGGTTTACAACCACACTAGAACCTACGGCGCGAGTACGGTTTCAACCGGCACCATGCGGCTGCTTGTCATGAGGTTTTCATAATGGCGGAAGCATATGGCCTGGAGTTTTCCAACAACAGCAATGTGGTAATTCTCGATTCTCAATATGCGCGGCTGATGGTGATTGCTTCGGGGCGGTTCCAGCCCACCGAGGAAAGCGGGCTTGGTTCGACCACCTACTTTCCTCGGCCAGTCACCTCGCAGGAGCCACCGCTGGTGTTCGTTAGGCCAGATACCGTAAATGCGGTGGCGGGGCTTTGCGCCATGCGCTTGATAGGATCGGCAGGCAACTGGACTGGCTTTTATGTTCGGGCCTACGACGTGAATACTGCCCAGCCCAATGGCCGGTATTTCGTTGCTCAATTTGCTGCCCAACCGGTGGCTGACTTTGGGATGCGGCTATGGGATGGCGCGACCAACTTGCTGTTTGACTCCGGAACGTCAAGTGCGAACTTCACTCGCTCGTTCCAATCGTGGACCTACGAGAGATTTGATTACACCAGCCAGAACCTTGTCAGGTGTTATTACTCAGTACCGTTTAACTTTCCCGAGAATGAATATCTATTGATTAATTCGTTCGGCATGGGGCTGAACTCGGGTAGCGCCATATCAAGGGCGCTGTATTGCTGGTGGGACTTTCCGAACAGCAAACTTTACGCGATCACTATTGCTGCGGCCAACCCAACAACATTTTTCCTACCGGCAGTCTTCGCAAAGATGAATGTCTGAAATCCATTTAGTGAGTAAAAAGCATGCCTTGGTATAAAGCCGGGACGGTTTCCGTCACCCAAAATTCGAATGCTGTTATCGGTAGCGGTACGGCCTTCATTGCAAATAGTCGAGTAGGCGATGGCTTTCGAGGCCCTGACGGCGGCTGGTACGAGGTAACGAACATAGCCAGCGACACGGCTATGTCGATCTCGCCAAGCTATCAGGGCGCATCAAACGGCGCAGGCGGGTATGCGCTGGCTCCGCTGCAGGGCTACGTCAAAGATTCAGCCGATGCGCTCCGGGCGCTGGTGAACCAGTTCGGCGCAAAGCTTGCTGCCCTGCGCAGCACCGGCAATTACGACATTCTGCCGATTGCCAAAGGCGGGACCGGCGCTACTGATGGTGCCACGGCGCTCGTAGAACTTGGGCTGAGAGGCGGTGCCAACGATCTGCTGGTCAAGAGTATTGGCTTTCGCGGCACGCCCGTCGGATACAATATTCAAGGCCTGTATATGGGCTGGAACGGCAATGGCGACGGGGGCGCGAACTACATCTGTAATCGCGGGGGCGCGGGCGGCGGGCATTCCTGGTGGTCTGTGAACTCGGACAATACGGCTGCTGGGCCGGTGATGACTTACTCCTATGCCGGCGTTCTTTCCGTCGCCCAACTTAGCGTCACTGCCAGCCCTATTGCGATTTCGTCTGGCGGAACAAGCGCAAATACAGCGGCGGGAGCCAGAACAAATCTCGGGCTTGGGAGTGCAGCGATTGAAAATACAGTGCCGATCACAAAGGGCGGTACTGGTGGCACAGATGGACCCAGCGCACGCTCCGGGATAGGTCTCGGCACAACCGATGCCGCTATCTTCAGGGCGCTGGAGCTGACCCACACAACCCCGTGGATCGATTTTCACTTCAACAACACGGCCGCTGACTATGACGTCCGCCTGATCAATGACTCAGCCGGAACGCTG